CGCATGGCATTTGGGTAAGAATGGTTCACAACATATGCATGTACACTCAGTAGGAATTGAGATTTGTAACTTTGGATATGTAGTAGATGGAAAAACATATGCCGGTACTCAAGTAGCAGATTCACAAATTGTAACATTAGAAAAAGAATTTAGAGGACACAAAACTTGGCATAGATATTCTGATAGGCAAATTAAACAATTAGAAAAATGGTTAAAATTCATTGGTGAACGAGATGGTATCGATATTACTGCGGGTTTACCTGCCTTAGTTAAAGAAAAAGGTGCAGATGCCTTTGAATTCAATGAAGATGCTTACTATGGTAAAGTAAAAGGTGTTTGGACACACACTAACACTCGTAAAGATAAATTTGATTTATTCCCACAACAAGAGTTGTTGGATATGTTAGTATCATTGTAAATGGCAAGTACAGTATATAGATTAGTAAACACCGGTCTAGCGGGTGAACCAGAACACATAGCACTTCAATCATTGGATAATCGATTAATCATAGAAATATCTGATATTCATAAGGTTATGGAGGATGGAATCAGAAAATGGGATTCTGCTTTAGACTATGATAGAATGTTAAAAACTCCTAATCATCAGTTTAATGTACATACCATTAATGGTGAAATTATACTAGAGCTGTAAAAAAAATCAAAATAAATTTGGTAATCTCAAAATAATTCCTTATATTTGTATTAACAAATGAGAAAAATGACCACTCGAAAAAAAAATCAAAAAAGATTTGGAATTGTGGAAAACTTTTCGTATATTTGTATCAAATAAATCTCAAAAGTCCACCAAAAATAGGGTTTCTTGATATTTATATAAGGTGTAGGAAAGACACCAAAATAAAACCAATAAAACAATTAAAACTTTAAAATTTAAAAATTATGGCACTAGATTTAAGCGCAATCAGAGGTAGACTGAACAAACTACAAAACACTTCCAACAGAACATCTAATCTTTGGAAACCCACACCGGGTAAACATCAAGTAAGAATCGTTCCTTACAAATTCGCTCCTGAAAATCCTTTCATTGAGTTATTCTTTCACTACAACATCAACAACAAAACGTACTTGTCTCCAAGTTCATTTGGTAGACCAGACCCAATCGTTGAGTTTGCTGAAAAGTTGAAGAGAATGGGTGATAAAGAAGATTGGAAAGCAGCGAAGAAAATGGAGCCAAAATTGAGAACTTTTGTACCTGTACTCGTAAGAGGTGAAGAAGGTGAAGGAGTTAAGTTTTGGGGATTCGGAAAGACTGTTTATCAGGAAATCTTAGGTTACATTGCTGACCCAGACTATGGTGATATTACTGACCCTAATAATGGTAGAGATATTACTATTGAGTACACATCAGCAGAAGATGCAGGAACTTCTTATCCTGTAACTACTATCCGTGTTAAACCTAATACTACTCCATTGACAGAGGGTGATGCACAAATCCAAAACTTTATGGAAACTCAAAGTAACATTACTGATATCTATTCAGAATTATCTTATGATGAGTTGAAATCAGTATTAGAAGGTTGGTTAAACCCAACTGCTGAAGAAGGTGAAGAGAGTGTTTCTCAACAAACTCTATCAACTCCATCGGCACCGAAAACTGAAGCTACTCCAGCACCAGCTGCAGCACCTTCAAATGAGGTAAGTACTGAAGAGAAAAAGAAAATGGATGATGTTGCATCAGCATTTGATGATTTATTTAACGGATAATCTAATTTAAATGGCAAAAAAAGAAATGGATTTAGCGGCGGAACTAGCTTCCGAGCTAAACAAAACAAACAAAGACCAGAAGGTTGCCTTCTTCTTAGGAGAGGATGATGCACCCACAAATGTGGATGGATGGATTTCAACTGGATGTGCTATGTTGGATGTTGCCATTTCTAATCGCCCTTATGGTGGACTACCAGTTGGTAGAATTACTGAAGTAACTGGTTTAGAACAAAGTGGAAAATCATTAGTATCTGCACACCTCCTTGCTGAAACACAAAAGCAAGGTGGTGTTGCGGTTCTAATCGATACTGAAACTGCGGTAAGTAGAGAATTCTTAGAAGCAATTGGTGTAGATGTAGCAAAACTACTTTATGTATCAGCTGATTCGGTAGAACAAATTTTCGAATTTACTGAAACAATCATTGAAAAGGTAAGAACCACACAAAAGGATAAGTTAGTTACAATCGTAGTAGATTCAGTTGCAGCAGCTTCAACTAAGAATGAGTTGGCAGCTGATTATGGTAAGGATGGATACGCTACTGATAAAGCTATTATTATCTCAAAGGCGATGAGAAAGATTACCAATCTAATTGGTAGGCAAAAAATCACATTAGTATTTACTAATCAACTTAGGCAGAAGATGAATGCTATGTTTGGTGACCCGTGGACTACTTCTGGAGGAAAAGCTCTTGCGTTTCACGCATCGGTTAGACTTCGTTTGAAGAATATGGGACAAATCAAACAAAAGGTAAATGGTAAAGACAAAACTATCGGTATGAAAGTTAGATGTCAGGTTATCAAAAACCGAATGGGGCCACCTCTTCGAGCAGCTGATTTCGAAATATTCTTTGATAGAGGAATCGATAACTTCGGTTCTTGGTTAGGAGTAATGAAGGAAAATAAGTTGGTGAAGCAGGCTGGTGCTTGGTACACTTATGTGGACACGGAAACTGGAGAGGAAATCAAATTCCAATCCAAAGATTTCATCGATTTAATGGATGAAAGAGAAGATGTTAAAGAACAAATCTACAAAAAGATTTGTGAAGCAACTATCTTACAATACAAATCAGATTCTAAAGATATCGAAGCACATCAGCTAGATACTGAGGGAGCTGAGGTAGTAGATGAATAAAACAATAATAAGTTATGAGCAAATTAAAAGAAATGTTACAGACATCTGCGAAAGCAGATAGAGCGAAAGCACTCCTTACTTTGGAGTTGTTGGAGAATAAAGCAGTAGGTATTGGAGACCACTCAACTGAGGATTTTTATAAAAACGCAGAAGAGGCATTATCCAAACTATGTGATGCAGAAGATAGATTACAAACTATCGATAATTATTTCGGTAAAGGTATTCACAATTATTTTTCTGATTCAACAACAACTACATAATGAAGAACCTCTACAAAGATATCCTCAACGAAGTAAATGAGGAACACAAAACGAATCACCTTCGTGAAAGGAATAGTAGGGTTTTGATTATTGATGGACTAAACACCTTCATCCGAAGTTGGACAACCAACCCCACAATGAATGAGGATGGTGACCATACGGGTGGGGTGATTGGCTCCCTCAAATCTATTGGATACCAAATTAGAGAATTCAATCCAACCCGATGTATCGTAACTTTTGATGGACAAAATGGTTCTCAAAGTAGAAAAAAAATCCATGGAGGTTATAAAGCAGGTAGAGAAAAAAATAGATTCAGAGTAAATAGACAATATGGAGAAATGATGACCGAGGAACAAGAAAGGTTATCAATGAAACAACAATTTGTTTGGTTAAATGATATATTGGATTATCTACCAGTTCAAACTATGATTTATGATGGTATCGAAGCAGATGATACAATTGCATATCTGACTAAACACACTCAATATGATTTAGATGGTGAGGTTGTAATAGTTTCTACTGATAAAGATTTTCTTCAATTAGTTTCCGATAAAGTTAAAGTATTTTCACCAACTAAAAAGAAAATGTATGATAGACAAATGGTGTTTGATGAGTATGGTATTTGGCCACAAAACATTTTGTTATATAGAACTTTAGATGGAGATAAATCTGATAACATACCTGGTATAAAAGGTTGTGGATTAAAAACAGTTATTAAAAGGTTTCCAGAACTTCAAGAGGATAAACTTATCACTCACGATGAGTTCTTCTCTCTATGTGAAGAAAAACAAGGTAAAATCAAGTTATATGATGATATCTTAAAAGCAAAAGACCAACTTCTTATGAATAAGAGGTTAATGGAGTTGCATGAACCCCATATACCAACAAATCAGAAATTAAAAATCTTAGATAGATTCAATGAGAGTGATATTGAATTTAAGAAGTTAGATTTCCTTAGAGTAGGTCAGAAATATAAGGTACTCCAAAATTGGAGAGACATTAACGATTGGTTACATTCAACCTTTCATAATATTATTACAAAATAAATTAGGTTTATTCAAATATTTTTCTTATATTTGTAAATCAAATTAGGTTATAGATGCAGAACATAGATACTCTTTCTAAATACGGACAATCATTTCAAACAAAGGTTTTATCATCTTTGATTACTGATGTTCGTTTATTGGATACTCTTAGTGAGATTATACATCCAAAGTTTTTTGAAGCTGAGGCAAACAAATGGATAGCAGAAGAGATTGTTTCTTATTACGATGAGTTTAAGAAATCTCCAACGTTAGATGTTTTCAAATCAGAAGTTTCAAAGTTAGAAGATAGAGGGTTTCAGAAAAGTATAGTAGAACAACTAAAATCAATATTCACCAAAGTTGGTGATTCTGATTTAGATTATGTAAAGAAAGAGTTTTCTTCGTTTTGCATCAACCAAAACCTAAAACAAGCAATTGTTAGTTCAGTTGATTTACTAAAAGCTGGTAACTATGATAGAATCAAAGATTTAGTAGATAAAGCAATGAAGGTAGGAGTGGATTCAGATATGGGACACGATTACCTTTTAGATTTTGAAGAAAGAACTAATGAAGTTGATAGAAGTACAGTTCCAACTGGTTGGGATTGTATTAATGAACTTATGGATGGTGGTTTGGGACCTGGAGAATTAGGAGTAGCAGTAGCACCTTCTGGTGTTGGTAAAACTTGGGTACTATGTGCATTAGGAGCAGCAGCAGTTAAACAAGGATTAAATGTAGTACATTATTCGTTGGAATTATCAGAACATTATGTGGGACAGAGATACGATACTGTATTTACACAAATCCCATCAACTGATGTGAAGGAAAAGAAAGAAGTAGTATTAGAAAAAATCAATAGATTAAAAGGTAAACTTCTTATTAAGTATTTTCCACCCAAAGGTATATCTGCTAAGAAATTAGAATCCCATATTGAGAAGATGACAGCAGCAGGAAATAAACCTGATTTGATAATTATTGACTATGCTGATTTGTTATTATCTCACACTAATAAATC